TACAACCCCTATTACCCCCTATAATCCCCCTAACATCTTCCGTGCTCCCCCTTTCCCTCCCCGTGTGTTTAGCGCGTCCGCGGGCGTTATATGCGCGAGCGCGCGCGTTGACGGAGCCGGGTGTGCTACGATAGTTCAAAAGTGAATAAATAACAGTTATGCGAAATTGCAAACTGATCCCCCCTACAACCCTCTATTCCCAAAACTGCACCGTTAGCCAGCAGAGCAGACCGTAACCAGCATCTTCCGTCAGGTTCTTATTGGCTGAATATGAGCAGACCGTCCAGCCGACCTCTACGCTACGTCACCCTCTATCGTCCGGCGCACCGCGCCGACCTGGTGACCTCTAACAGCAACAGCATCTAACCTGCACAGGGTAACTGTATCTAATCCAGCAGTCACTACGATTGTTTCACATGGAGAATTGACTTCATTTTGTAGTCGGTTGAATATGTATAAATGTTGCATAACTGTATGAGCGGTTGATTACAAGTTGAAAGAAACTGACTAGTCGGATGGTCTTATTAGATAGTTAAAAGTATTGAGGTGTTTGCTGAATGGATAATCCTAGTTAGTTGGTATGATATGATTGTAGTTGTCTGCAATTAAATTGAAGAAAAACGAACCGAATCGGATGATACGACTATTTCAGTAGAATAATAGTTAAAAAGATTGAGTAATTATCTGCGACTATTATAATAAGTACAATTGTTAAATATTTTGAGGTAATGTGATTGGGATTAAAATTGGCAGGTGTCTTGACACATGCTGATTTTTGGGTGGTCTGACGACTTAGCGACTATCGCACCTCTCTTTCTCTAAAAGGCAAACGGCTATTTCACACAAAAAATACACGACTATTTGACGAAGATTCGTAAGAAAACACTACGACTATTGCTCTGCGACTATCAGCGAACTGTTCGTTACTATACGATATATAGGACTTTAAAAGCTAGTCGTCTGACGACTTTACGACTATTCCACGACTATTTTATTGGAGAAACTACGACTATTGGCTACGACTATTTCAGAAGCTGTTACGACTATTCCAGTCGGAACGCTACGACTATTGCTTGCCCTTATTGGCTATCGGGCGAAAGCCCGAAAAGAGACACGGCGGTAGCCGTCAATTGTTCCGCGCCGCCGTGCCAGGAAGAAAGCACAATGCCAGGCTAATGCCAGGCGTGGAAAGTATCGAGACCCCGCCGGGCTTGCATGGTCTGTGGTGTGCTGTACTGTCTGGCATAGATCTATAACAGGTGGGCATCGTTGCGCCTTATATACCTTATTATAATAGGGCGGTCTGTGCTGGCCTGTACAGCCGCCCGGCGTGGCGGTGGTATCCGGTATGCGCTGGAGGGCGTTCGGGCGCTGTGATACGCTCCAGCGTGTCGCAGACGGTATTATAGCTGCTTGTGTCGGTCTGGTATCTGCGGCGGCCTAGCGGTACAAATTGCAGGAAAAACGCCTGTAAAGCCCTGCGTGCTGTTTTATGGCGTGGGCGGTATAAATTGCATTTACGGCACAAAACGCGCTGTAAACGCTTGTATTGGGCTACATTTTAGCAGGGCAAAATAAAAGCCCTGCACCCTCAGCAGATGCAAGGCAAAAGAAAAGCCCCGCCAGCGTGGGCGGGGTGCCGGATGGGATCAGGGCGCTTTGATTGGTGCGCCCTGTCAAGGTGTCCGGGTCAATGGTATTTCTTTTTCATGTGTTCAACTGCGGCGGATGCTTCACGGCGGGTGTCGCAGTGGCAGCTTTCGTAAACGATGAAAGCGGGCATTGTTACGCCGGGGCCGCCGGTCGGGTTTAACTCACCGCCCTTGTGGGTGTATCCGGCACGAACCGTGAAACCGCCGCGGCTGGATGGTGTGATTTTATATTCCATGCGTGACCTCCGATATTTGATTTTCAAAGCGTTTCGCTTGCCCTGGTAGGGCTTGCAGTTTTCGTGTGGCCCTTGCGGGCTGGGGCGGGGTGGAAATGTGCTTGTTATGCGTTATAACCGGGGTGCAACGCGTTATACAGTGCAGTAGTTGCAAGCACCTTGACGGGGACAATTGCGCGCGTGCCGTCTGCCTGCGGTACAGACAAGGATAGACCGGCGGCAATGGTGTTATCAATCGCGCCGTTATAATCGCGGGATGTTGCGCCCTGCTGCGGATTGCAAAGCACATATACAGTTGCCCCCATACCATCGCGGGCGGCATGGTCAGCATACAAACCGTTAAGGGTGCAGCCGCCCACATTATAGCTCCCGTCGTGCACGTCTGCGGGTAACTCGATCATAACAGCTTTGCGATACGGTACGCCCTGCGGCTTGTGTACTGTCCAGCCCTCTTCCGTTAACTTGTCGGTGCCTTGGGGGCCCTCCGGGCGGGTACTGACGCTGGACACAACGCCATAAGAGCGGGACACGGTGCCATTGATTGCAACAACGGCGTCAATAATAACCTGTGCAGATGCCATAATAATAACCCTCCTGCGGCTTGCAGCCGTCTTATTAACTAGATTGTACCATATCGCAAGCCCCATTAACAGGACTTGCAGAAAGTTTTTTTGCCCTTTTGGGATGGGGAGGGGTTGCTTTACGGTGCAGCCCCGCTAAAGTGTCCGTGTGGCGTCACTTGGACGCCTTAAACAACGCAGAGAAAAACCAAAAGAAAAACAGGATGCAAGAAAATATCATGCGTGCACCTCCATCCTAACGCCAAAATTGGTAAAGGTGCGGCGCTGTGAGATTGTGACAGGCTCAAGCCCTGCCGTGCTGATACCATAGCGGACGCACTCTTTAGCCGTGTACAGCTCACCGCCGATTAGATACCGCTTGACCTTGCCACAATAGGCGCCAGCGGACACAACCGCCCGCCCGTCAAGCCCTGCCGGAATACGATAGTATAACATAAGTTGCACCCCCCTTATACCACGCTAAAACGCTTGTAGCTGGTTTTGCTGCTGCACTCAGCGTATACATCCGGGTGCAGCGTCTTGAGTAGCTTGCTATCAAGTCGGACACTCTGCACGTCCTTGTAAATGGCCTTTGCAGTGCCTTGCACCATTTCGGGTGCGCCGTGCATCATGTCAATTATTTCAGCCTTTACGGCGTCGTTCATTGCTTCAAGCTCTTCAATGAGCCGCTTGTTTTCGCGGTATGCGTTCACTTTTTCTTCAAACGTCGTCATTTTTTAGCCCTCCATTAGCTTTTTGTAATTCAAGATCTGTTCACGCGTTAGCCATTCCGGCTTTTGCTTGATGCTATCATACAAGTAAAGCATACTTTCAATTTGCTCTTTTACGCTTTCAGCCCACAAATATTTTTCATGCCGTGCGCCGAATCCCAAAAAATACTCACAATCAATCCGCATACGGTCAAGCAAGCAATATTTTCTTTCGGTGGAAAGAGAATCTAAATATTTTTGATATTTCATTGTTTATTCCTCCCTTGTTAGCTGTTGAGAAATGCGATCATAACCAGCGCGCCGGAGACCATGCCGCCGATGTACCAGAGGGCGGCCCACTGGGAAAAGTCCAAAGTAATCATATTGTAAACCCTCCATCAATCAAACTCAGGCATTGCCAAAATGATTTTTTTGCAACGCTCAACGCTGAGGCGGTACGGCTTGGAGCGGGTCAGGTTGTCCGCTACAATCTGAGTATATACCATTAACGGCAGTTCAAAAAGCCCAGCACACTTGGGATACAGGCGAACAGCCTGATTGCGAATTTCTGCGTTAAGTTCGTCAGATCTGGTCATTTTTATACCTCCGTGTATCCGTCTGCAATGGCCTGCGCCTTGATCGTGTCCATATCCCGCTTTGCTACAATAGGGACGTCCTTAGATACCCAGCCGTCAGGGACGCGGGAAAAGGTCTTTGCGTTGGTGTCGATGCACAGATAATGCGCCATCCCGTATGCGTTGGTCTTGGTTCTGAATTCTAACTTCATGGGTTTGTCCTCCTGTTTTGTGGTGGTGTTTGGTAGGTGTTACGCTTTCTTGCGTCTGATTATATTATACGCTTTCTTGCGTAAATGTCAATAGGCATTTACGCTTTTTTGCGTACTTATTTTTGAGGTTTTGGGCTGTCCGCTTTTGCTCAGTTTCGGACACACTCCACGTTCTCCAGCGCCCGCCGCTATCCAGATCACCCCGCGCGGCCTGTCTGGCATCGAGTGCAGACCGGTGCAGCGTGTCCAGCGTCCGGGCGTGTGTGCCTGTGCGCGGTCTGCTGCGGGCATGGTCTGCCTTGCATCTGGCACGGCCTGCGCTGCTGCCTGTTCTGTGCAGTCCCCCCGGGTGTGCTGGGGCTGTGGTCTCCACCGGCGGGGTATGCAAGGAGCGCCGGGGGTGGGGTGGGTCATGCCCGCGATAAAATTTTTCAAAGAAAAAGGCGTTTTCGGCGTTCCTCTTACCAACACCCACCCCTCCTTCACAAAACGACACCCATCCGATTGTGCAAGTCTCCAAAAATTCCTAAAAATACAAAAAGACCCCTTTCGGAGCCTAGATTGTGCTATAATCAGCTAAAGGCAACAAGCCAAAGGAAGGGAGAATCGAAATGAGAAAGAGAATTGTTGCGGCCTTACTAATTGCCGCGATGTGCGTTCTGCTATTTGTCGGATGCTCTGATTCTGGTTCAGGTGGAATCAATGGCGGCAATGGAAGCCAAACGGGTTCAAACGAAAGCGTATCTGTAAAACTTCTTGGAGCGTCTTGGTATCGCAATTTAGGATATATTAACCAAACTTATGCTGTTGAAGTCACAAACAATAACAAAAACAAAGCAGTAAGTCTTGCTCAGCTTACGGTTGCAGTAAAAGATTCTGATGGCAAGATTATAAAAGTTGATACAAGCTATATTGGGACAATTGCTGCTGGCGATACAATTCGTTATGCTGACTATGTTACGTTCCAAGGAGGAGAGCCTTCTACTGTTTCGGTTTCAGCCAGTTCTTCTTATTATATCGATAATAGTAATTCGATTTATTCTTCTGATATAAAAGCTTCTGACTTAAACTACATTGATGGCAAATACTATGGCCGAATTACTGGCAACGTAACAAATTCTAGCAATAAAGATTCAAGCCGAGTTCGCGTATCCGTTATTTTCCAAAAAGGAGGCGTTGTTTTAGGCGGAGATTACGATTATATTTATGATGTAAATGCAAATTCTTCCGTACCATTTGAAATAGAATTTAACAAAAACGATTTTGATTTCGATTCTTATGAAGTTGTTGCTATAAATTGGTAAAAATAAAAAGCCAGCGGCTAGATGTTCTCTAACCACTGGCTTTTTTATTGGACTATTTCACGGAGGACAAAAATGTCCGCCGTATGAGTTTTGCTCAAAAATGAGCAAAACCTCAATTATCCGTTTCTACGGATGCTTGCATAGAGCAGACGGAACGTCTCACGGCCTTTCGGCGTTACTCTGGTCTGTACGCCACCGTGCTTGTTTTTCTGGTTGCAGTATTCCTTGACCGCAAACAGGCCGCCGCCCTTGCCCGCTTTCGGCAGGATGCCCTTGTTCTTGTCACGGTAGATGTACCCGTCAGAAATAAGCATCTTGATAAACAGACGTTCAGGGATGCGCAGTTCCTTTGCGGTCGATCGGAAATTGGTAGACACGTTCCACGCCACGAGGTCGTCAAAGTAGTCCGCCTTAGGCTGCATCTCCTCGTTCTTCTCGCAGAGCTGCTTGTTCTGCGTCTGCAACGCTGCGTTCTTTTCCTTCTCGGCCTTCATGTTCTGAATCAGCCCGATCACAAAGTCCGGGTTGGCAATAGCCGTCTCCAACAGGTTGTCGGTCATGTACATCCCGTTTTTACGGATGGACGGCAAGACTTCGTGAGTGACCCAGTGCTTGAACCGCTGTGCGCTTTCCAGCTTGCTGCTAAAAATCAGACTGTATAGGCCGGATTCGTTGATGATGGTTGTCTTGCTCTTGTAATTAGAACCATCACCCTGAATCAGGGTAGTGGTTTTATCTTGCTCATCAACGTGTGCTGACAGTGCGTTCTCAGGCTTTGCGTAGCCAAGCGCTACCGCAATGTCCTTGCCAACAAACCAAGGGTCATCGTCAATGAGCATGACACGGATTTCACCAAACTCGGCGTTGTTGAAGATTTTGATGTTCTCAGACAAAGAAAGTTGCATTAAAAAGCTCCTTTTCACTTGTGAGAGAAGCAATTTTCTGCTATAATAACGGCGAGAGAATGCTTCTCTCAGGGTTGATATGATACGTTCGCTGTGGTCGCCAAACTTTAGCGAGCGTATCATTTTTCGTTTTCATCATTTGGCATGGGGTACTTCTCAAGGTATGCATCGCGGACGGCCTGTGACAGCGATACGCGGCACTTCTTGCAGTGCTCCACCAGCAACTCGTACTGACGATCAGTGAAGCCGACGGCTACCTGATGGCGGTATGCTTCGATGTAGGGACTTCTTGCCATGTTCTTATCTCCTTTCTTTGAGGTGCATTAAGTTTAATCGCAAAATGTAGTAAAGTCAAGCGGAATTAGACCCACGAAACACTACATTTAGTGTTCGTTCATCTTGACAAACCACTTTCTACGTTTTGCACAAAACTCAGCCATTATTTTTGGCTGCTCCCGCTTCGTACCCTGCCCGGTAGTTCAGTTCGGACAGCTTGCCCAGCGCTTCTGCGTACTCCATGTCCTCGCTGGTCGGTTCTTTGCCGTGTGAGAGGGTTTTCAGAAATTCTTCGGTTGTCGTGGGAAAGTTCATGTTTTTTGCTCCTTTCTATTGCAGAAGCGGTCTGCTTCTGCTATAATAATTGACAGAAACCGAGACTGCGCCCTTGGTTGCGCAGCTTCTGTTTTGTGGTGGAATAGGTCGTCAGCGCTACTTTGGTCGGTGGGCTGGCGGCCTATTTTTTTATGCCACAAAGGATAAATCTGCCGTTGCTGGCTGATTCATCGTGTGTTCTGCTGTCTTAGATTATAGACGCTTGGTATATAGTTGTCAACAGCCCAATTTGTATAATTTGCATCAGATATATCTGAATTTGTGTCACAGATGTGTGATATTTGATAGCGGTTCGCTCCCAGAATGTAAATAAATAAGTTTACAAACAGATTTTTCACATTACGAATTATCGCTCTTTTTATAAAATATATACATTCTGTAAATATAATTCGGTCACATAAGTGAGACCTCAGAAATATCTGGACTTGGTGATAGTAAAATTGAGAAAACTCTTGACAATTTACGCTAGAAAGCGTATACTGGCATTAAAGAAAGAGAGGAACGAAAAAATGGCTGCAACGAATAACAAGGTGAACTCAAGCGAAATTCTTCGTGACATAATGAAGAATCAGCATAAAACATACGAATATCTCCGAGAAAAGCTTGACTACAAAACCATTTCCAGCGCATCTTCTCGTGTCCTCGCTGATGATATGAAATTATCCACAATGGTTCAAATTCTTGAGGTTTTCGGGTACAGACTGGTCGTAGAACCTGCAAATGGGAAACTTACTCGTGCTGGCTGCTATGAAGTAGTAGAGGAAAAGGACGGTGAACCAGAATGATTTACGGTTACGCTCGTGTCAGCTCCGCTGGACAGGCGATTGATGGCAACAGCCTTGAAGCTCAGTCGGAACTTCTGAAAGCCAACGGCGCACAGAAAATCTTTTCGGACGTTTACACCGGCACAAAGCTGCATCGACCCGAATTGGACAAGCTTATGGCTGAAATCCAGCCGGGAGACACGCTGATCGTGGCGAAACTTGACCGCATTGCTCGTTCCGCTAAGAATGGTCTTGAACTGATAGACCAGTTCATTGATAAGGGCGTTTCGGTGAATATCCTGAACATGGGGGTTATGAACAACTCCCCCACCGGCAAGGTCATTCGCACTGTGATGCTTGCATTCGCCGAGTTTGAGCGTGACATGATTGTTGAACGCACCAGAGAGGGCAAGAAGATTGCCAGTCAGCGCCCTGATTACAGGGAAGGCCGCAAACCCACCGAGTATGATCGAAACCTTTTTGACGTTCTCCATGAGCAGGTGGAGAAGCGCATTCTCACGGTCACGGACGCTGCCAAACAGCTTGGCGTGACCCGCCAGACATGGTATCGGATTGCTGAACAGAACAGGTGAAATTGTTCGCAACCTAGAATAAAAACAAAAAAAGAAAGGGAAAATAGCATGAAAACCGCAAAATTGTCAGATCAGAGCTTGAAGCTCATTGAAACGTTGTGCGATTACACCGACAAGCCCGATATCCTCAATGCCATCGCAGACGCCTTGTACTACGATGCGGACGAGCTGAAACGCAGGCTCAACCAGCTTGCAGAAGAAGTCAAATAAACTGAGCAGCCCATTTATTAAGATGGATTTTAGCAAATAATTTTCCGAAAGCAGCATTATAAAACCGAATATTTGATTTTTGTGCAGTTGTAGGCACTCTTTACATTTTCAGGTAGGGGGTGCCTATTTTTTTATGCAGCCAAAGCAGTGTATCGCCATCATTGACAGCATCAAAGCGTATGCAAAGCAAAATCCGACCGAAGCGCAGGTCTACGAGGACTGGTTTCAGGCGGTGGTGAACCTGAGAGACGCTTTGCCACAGGACAAACGGTTTGATGCCTACAAATACTCTGGTGAGCTGCGCTCTGTCTGTGCAGCCATGATGGGCAAGATGAAAACAGGAGAGGACGTGGCGAAGGTATATGACATTATCGGCCGGACGTACCTGTTTGAAGCAAAAGATGTGTTCGACAGCTATTGCATCTACCTTGAATGGAATCGTGCGCCGGAAAAGAAGTTCTATCAGCCACGAAGAAAAGTGCTTTTGACGTTGGTGCGTGACCTAGAGGACTTGTTTTTCCATCGTGTAGAATTTCTTGGGGTTAGTCAGCCCCCGCGTACAGGAAAAAGTACGCTCTGTATATTTTTTATCACATGGCTAATGGGTAACCGCCCTGACGTTGCATCGGTTATGAGCGGACATTCCGACA